AAAATACTACAGGTACACAAAACACCGCTGTAGGTTATGTAATCCGAATACTTGTTCGGGTTATAAATTAGACAATAAAAAACCCCACATTTCTGCGGGGTCATTTTAATTATGTTATTTGAAGATAAATAGAAACAAGCCCAACAAAAACAATAAAAGCAGTTATAACCATCATAAAAGTATTTTTTCTGCGTTGCTTTCGGGATGCTCTCTCTCGTGCAATCCATTTGTTCGCACGATTTTTATTATTTATATCAGGTTTAAACAAAATATTATCATTATTGCTAATTTCTATTTCACCTCTGGCAAGCGCGGCATCAATAACCTCGTTAAAAGTTTCAGTTCTTCCATATGGTATTTCGTGTTGGTATATGTGATTAACTACAGATGAAGGTGTACGCTTCAAAGCCCTAGCGATTTCCTTAGTTGGTACTCTAGCTTCGCGCATCAATACCAGTTCTGCATGATCTGCCATGCTCCATTTTTTATATGTTTGTTTAGTCATTTACTTTCTCCTTGCTTTTCTTGCAATTTCTTTGGGCAGCAAAATAATGCCCCCGTTTATATTTGTTTGTTGAATAAACTTCATGCTACTAGATCCCTTGCATCTGCTTTTGCGTGGCGTAAGTGCCAATCATCAAGGCCAAAATCCTTGTAGCCTTCCTCAATCATGCGATAGTATCCATTATTTGGCAAATGCGTTCGGGTTTGGTCAACCATCTCGTAAATAATCCAAGCGCCGTTTAACTTGCGACGATTGTAAAAATGAGGGTAGCCTTCCAGTTGATCAAGCGCACGTAAACAATCGGGCGTAATTTCCCACAGTACAACAGGTAAAACGCTTTCTGTATCTTCCACAAAGTCAGCAACGCCGCGAAATACTAGCCTATGATCAGGCAGGTAAAACGCGCCCATAGGTTTTGCTTTAGGACAGCGAGCCGCCATTGCATCGCGGTTGGTATTCATTCCATATGCCATATAAAACATTATTCGTCCTCCTTGGTCAGAACGCTTTCAACATCTGCAACAAATTTAGCAATTAAAGAAACGCTTTCTTCGTGGTATCTGCGTCCCATGCTAATTAACATTTCAGCATCATCTTCTGTTAATCCATGCTCATCAGCAAAAGCCGAAATGCTAATAAAGTTATTCACCCAATCAAGAAACAAAAGCCTAAGACAGTTTTTTGCACCTAGTTCCATTATGCTGCTCCTAGTGCTTCTGCAATTTCATCAATTGATTTGGTTGTAGTTAATTTGGGCGCTTTTCTTGTTACTGTAAAATCATAAACAGGTTTTGCGTCTACAAATACCATGCCATCTTCTGTATGACCGCCAATAAATTGACCATCCCAGTTGAGCTTTTCAGCAAGACACTTCGCGGCTACAATATAATTGTCTTCAGAATTTAACGCGTGGTCATAACGCATGATAATACTTGTGTAATTGCCAGAATGTGTGGCCTTAATTCTTGGACCTTGATTTCGGGTTGCTCCAAGATATTTTGTTTTAATCGTCTGCATTTTATTTCTCCGTTTGCTAGAATTGTCCCATGTATACCTATACTGATTAGTACAGTCAAGCAAAAAGATAAGAAAAGTTATGTATTGATTTTAAACGATATTCTACGTCAACTTATTTCACGTCAAAAGTTGATGTAGTTGACGTTGATGTGGAATTGTATTTGTTTTCAATGGTTTAGGTTGTTTACGTCAACTACGTCAACTTTGCGTTTTGACGTAGAAAATCGTTTAATATCAATAGGTTATTTTACGTCAACTACGTCAACCCCCTTATAGGGGGGTATATACAGTCCCCCCCTTGATGTAATTAATAATCTTAGAAAAATTGTTCAAGTATGGGAAGTATTGGTTTATTATGGGCTTGTTATCTTTTGTTGTTCGGGTTATGTTTTAGAGGTGATGTAAGCTAAAAGGTTTCTAAATGCCAAAGGTTGGAGAACAGATTGAAAAAGGCGGACGTAGGTTGCAGCCGCAACAACAAAAGTTTTTAGATAATTATATACATAAAGATATGACTCAGACAGGAGCCGCCAGATCAGCAGGATATAAATCCCCAAACGTTAGAGCCGTCCAGCTTCTCAATAACCCAGTCGTAAAAGAACGCATGGAAGAAATGAGACAGGAACTCGAAAGCAAGTATGGGGTCTCAGTGACCAAATCTGTTCGGGATATGCAAAGGCTTAGAGATGAAGCGTGGGAAGCAGGAAACTTTGGAGCCGCTATTAAAGCCGAAGAACTTCGCCTCAAGGTAACAGGTCTTATGGTAGCCCGTAGCCACGTAACACACGAAAACGTTGATGCCCTAACCCGTGATCAAATCGTTCAACAGCTACAGGAATTTATGACTCGTGCTAAAGATCGAATGATTGATGTAACACCTGAAGAAAATCCCATAGAACCCGAACAAATCGACATAACTTACGATAGCGAAAGCCTTGTCGAATAAGCTCTGCGCTATGCGCGGGCAGGCTTACGGGGTCTTAGACTCCCAGAAACACATCTCCCAGCAGCTTTACAAACTTATTCGGGTTCGGGTTAGCAAACATGTTCGGGTTGCACTCAGAAGCCTTTAAAATCCTTCTATCAAAAATGAAAGATTCGGGCTGCCATCACTTTGTCTGGACCGTAACCCGACAAATTGTTCGGGTTGCACCAGTTGTAACAGCAGCACCTGCCAAGCTGCCGGGGTCGGGATTTAGATTCGCAACCGGGGAAAACAAACCGAAGAATTGTTCGGGTTACCTATAGCAGTGTTATTGCAGCCAGTAGTTTTTTCCGGCAGCGCAGCGCGGGATGACAAATCGCACAATTGTTCGGGTTATTCGGGGTGCAGCTGAGTCAGCAGCAACAAGATGACTCGCTGCCCTCAGCAGCAGAAAGTTAGAATCAGAAAACGCAGCCGCAGCAAGCAGCACAACTCGCACAATTGTTCGGGTTACACCCAGACCCTCAGCAGCGCAGCGGCAGCACGCAGCAAATCCTGAAAATTTTTGGCAGCGCAGCACGCAGCGCGTGAGCAGCAACAACCCAAACAATTGTTCGGGTTAGCCCGGCAGGACCGCAGCCGAATCTTTTTTTATTTTTCTTGTTGACATATATATAAGTGTGGGATAATGTGGGATTATTCTAGCAAACAGGAGAAAACAAAATGAAATATTGGGAAGTAGAACATAACGGAGAACACCTTCGGATTGAATGGAACGGAACAAGCAATTTTAACCTTCAGACACCTATTGGAGGGCAGTGGGTCGATTACCATTGCTTTACTTGTTACGGGATCGACAGCGAACAGGAAGCACTCGAACACGCAATGGAAGTATTAGAACAGGATAAGGCGGCATGAAATATTCAGTAATTACAAGCCCGCAAAGTTTACATAGTCGCAATAGATATACTGTTAAATGCTTTAACAGCTCAAACGCTATGAACGTTTTTTTAAATAAACAATATGATAATAAATGGAGTGTAACAGAATATCCTTTTAAAAAGTCTGGCACTTACTTCTCACAATATAGCGCAAAAGACGGCCAACAGTATCACGATATAAAAGAATTAATCTGTTAAAATCTAACCTGACCCTTCGGGGTCGGGCTTTCGGGTTCGGGGTTCGGGGTTCGGGGTTCGGGGTTCGGGGTTATATATACTATATAAATATACATATATATACATACACATATACATACACACATATGCGCGTTCCTTATAATTAAAAAATCAAACTGATTTTGTTTATTTTACCTATAGCGGTGTTATTAAAACCCGTGGTTTTTTAATAACACGAACAACTGTGAAGCTTATTCCCACATAATCCCACTTTTTCCCTTGTATACATGATAAAAAAAGACTAGATTAATTTTAGTGGGGGGGTTTTCCCGTCACATTCTAGCAAAAAAGGTAACAAAAACAATGACTTACACAGAAACAAGAACACAAAGGCCACTAGGCAAAAGAACAAAAACAATATTCTTAATGATAGCAAAAAAGAATGGTGCTACTGAATTAGAATTGGCAAATGCTACTGGTCAAAGTGAAATGCGCGTTCGTGCTACAATTTCCGAATTGCGTAAAATATGGAATGGTATTTACACAATTCATGTTCAATCAATTGGTGCGACTACATACGGCAACGCATCTGAAATTCGTTATACATTAAAGCATGAGGCAATATTATGATTTACAATTTTTCAGGCGGCGTAGAACTAGAGGTAATACTAGAAAGAAACACATCAATTCCAGATGTTCAGTCAGAATTCAATCGACGAAATATAAAAGGCTGGCACTTAAAAGTCGATGGAAGCGTGCGCAATGGTATGGAAGCGGCTTCAATGCCTTTTGCAGATTGTCAAACAGCACGCGATAGCATTGCAGATGTATGCGATGCACTAAATCATATGGGATGCACTATAGACGTAAAGTGCGGTTTACATGTTCACATAGGTAACGCGCCATTGAACGACAATGTTTCACCAGATCAATATACAAGAGACAGTATAGAAAAAATGTCGCGCACTGGTAGAGTTCATTTAGATCACGCCGAACCTTTTGACGATGCTGTAATAAGAGATATCGCGATACGCTACACGCAATCAGCATCGCTTCCTAATGGCATCAACGCGATGCTGTCACCATCACGCCGCAACAATAAATGGGCAAGGCTTACACCAGTTGCAAGGCTTCAAGAATGTACCACGATTAAAGAAATGGAAATTGCTAGCCAAATTGGCAGAACAACATATTGCAGAAAGTATTCTGCAATAAACTTTAAAGCGTGGTCAGAAAGAGGAACAATAGAATTCAGACAGCATCAAGGTTCAATAGAAGTAGAAAAGATTTGGAACTGGTTTTTATTCATAACAGATTTATATAAGCAAACGTTAAATAATCGCTTTAGTTCTGGAACACAAACAACTGTTACAGATACACCAGCAATAGCGCCATTTCGTGCTGGTGGACGCATTATAGATCAATACAATTTAATGAGACAGGTTGGCGGCGCTACCACCAGAGATATCATGTTGATCACTGGATGTTCAGAAACCAGCGCTAGGCGCGGCGCTACTGAAATACGAGACCGATTAGAACGTAACGGCTTCCCGCGATCCGCTGTCATTCAGCATGACCAGATAAGCAATGGCCACCAATATGGTGATGGTACTGACTTAAATGGTTATGAAATCGCGTTGCAAGTTACAGTGCAAGCAACTGGCGCGGCGTTGATACCAGATAACCAAATTGGCAACGCGTCGATATGGGCTGGCGTATCAGACGATCAATACGCATGGTGGCAGAATAGAATAGCTGAGCATGCTTTACGCGGCTAGCGCGTCCCACAATGTACCAACGGAGCCCACCTAGTGTGGGCTTCTTGCGTTTCCAAGGTACCCTAGCTAACACGAACAAATGTGGCTAAATCGGGCTTATTTGCCCTATGACCCCCTTTTTTTAGTATCGGTCTATCAGGCTGAGACTTACACAGTGTTTCGCTCAAACAGTTACCTCAAAAAATTTTTTTCAAAAAAACCCATTGACGCCTCCCTTATCTTCCCATACGCTATCACATGAAATGGAAAAGGAGAGAGTTATGGCTAGTTTTGTGAGACACATGCGTGATGATTATCATAACGCGAAGAATGAAAAGATTACGCACGAGGAGATTTTATTGAACCTTGACAATGTTGAGTTTGTTAAGTTCTCCAGCAACATTTATAGTGATTCAATTGCGATTGTTCATTTGTCTAGCGGAGTTAATTTAAATCTTTTGGCGGATGAAGATGACATTATGACTGGATCAGAAACTAAGGGATACACTGGTTAATGCCTAAGTATAGATTAAATTACGGTGATCAGTTTGATTTCTTTGCGCAGACTCCTGCTGAGGTTGTTCCTGTGATGCAGGAGCGCAGGAGAAGTGGCGATAATGAGCATTCGTTTATGCACCGTTCTGCGATGGAGATGTGTGAGTGGAATGGTAAGAATTATTATTTTCATAGCCGTGAAGCGTTTGCTGATAGTATGATGAAGAATGGTTTGCTTGAGGTTGTTGATTAAATATTAATTTGTTGCTATTGTTTAAAAAACTTTTGGAGATATTGATATGGTAGCAGTTATGCCAATGGGTGGTCAGCCGCCAATGGGTGGTCAACCTCCAAGTGGTCAGCCTATGGGTCAACCTAACAATAATCCTTTTATGGGCGGCCCACCTCCGGGAATGGGTACTCCTCCAAATAACGCTATGGGTGGACCGCCAATGGCTAATCCCAACATGCCTCCACCACCGATGGGTTCTCCTGCGCAACCGAATGCTTTATCTACACAGATAAACGGTTTTGGCGGCAGTGCTTCTGGTCGTCTTAAATTCAAGAACGCTTTAGGTACTAGAAAAAATAATTTTTTACAGTCTCAGCAACGTCAGGCTCAAATGCAGCCACCTATGCAGCCACCTATGCAACAGCCTATAGCGCCTATTGGTCGTATGGTTGGCAATGATGCTTCTGTTGGTAGCAATCCTGTTCCTATGATGAATGGCGGTGTTGTTCCTTTATTTAATGGAATAGGCCGTTACTGATGACTCATCAGTCTGATTATGTAGATTGCGTAAATTTGTGGACAACTATTTCTCCCTATTCTGAATTTCCATCACAAACTATAAATTGGCGTTTAGCTCCTGCTATTGAGAGTGGTCAGTACAAAGTTTGGCACCGTGAGAATGGTTTAATTGCTGGCTTTGTTACTTGGGCATGGATGATGGATGAAGAGTTTAAAACAGGAAACTATTGCGGCCCTGACATTTTTGAGCGAGAAATGGGTGACAAATTAGTTTTTGTTGATATGATTGCGCCTAATGGCATTTCTGATGTAGTAAGATTTTGTAGGGAACTTAAACAATTTTTTAAAGTTAAGTTTCCTGAAGTAAAAAAAGTTTGGTCACATCGTGGCCCACGCACTGGCGTGTATCCAAATAAAGGCGGCTAAAGCATGAACCACATAATGTTTTCATTTTTAAAACCTCAAATTTGTTTCGGTGAATCTACTGGCGGTGGCGGCGATGGAGGTGGCGGCGGCGGCGCAGGAAGTAGCTACGGGGATGTGAATGCTGGTGGTGGCGCGGCAACGAGTGCGGGACAAGCACGAGCGGCTCAATTAAGAGATGAAGCAAATGCCCAACGAGATGCGCAAGAGCGTTCAGATGATTACACGCCTACGTCTGCTGAGTTAAATGCGCAGCTTGCTGATTTAGGCGCGACGAATATGACGGATGATTATTCGATAGTTGATTACAGTACGACTGCGAGTGGAAATCCGTTTGAGCGAGAGGGTGATAATCAGAATAGTTTAAGCCAAGCTGTTACAAATCAGCTAGGTGGAGACACGAGTTATGATAACATAACAGGTACAGATGCTTATCAGCTTAATAGGATTTCTCCACAAAACATAGATGCAAATATATTAAACCCACCTCCGCCGCCTGAAAGTGACATTGTTGAAAGTATTTCTATTCGAGAAGCTCCAGATTCATTTATGGCTCCTTTCAATGATCCTATTGGTGGTGGCTTAGACGCTGGACCTTTTGATGTTTTTGGTCAAGATATTTACAAACCTACTCCGCCTGTAACTTATAACAGTGAACTTGATAACTCTAATTACAATGAATTTGTTGATACGGCTAGGTATTCTGGTAATGAATCAGGCACATATCCAGAAGCAGGTTCTATGGATTCTATAGCATCTAATTTCAATGACGAAATTCCAAATGACTTTGCTAACTTTACAACACCGGGTAATGACTCAGGAACTATTTCTAATACGAATTCTATAGCATCTAATTTCTATGATGATAATTTCCAGACATACCCAATAAATGATATATTAGCTGGTGAAGAGTTTACCACTAGCGCCGCTAATGTTCCTCCAGCTCCCCCCGGAGATGAAATGGATTTCGTCCCAAGGCAAGGTCCATTTCAAGCTGTTCCTTATTCTCCCGGAGATGAAATGGATTTTGTTGATAGGCAAGGACCTGTTCAAGCTGCTCCTCCAGCTCCTCCCGGAGATGAAATGGATTTCGTTCCAAGGCAAGGACCTTCTCCTTCACAATATGATCCTATTAATGATCTAGTGCCCGGTGAAGTTAGAGAATTTGCACCTTCAATTAGCGTGGAAAGAGATTTATTAGGTGCACTTACACCTAGTGGTATGGATGGTCCACAGGGTATTGGTTCAGTTAGCATGGAAAGAGATTTATTAGGCAAACCTGCACCTGATGCAATGTCTGCTGGTCAAGCTGGAGCGTTAGAAGATTCATTAAATATGGAAATTATCGCAGATGGCCAAGGCCAAGCAATTAGAGGTAATGAAAATCAAGAATTGTTTAAAGAACTTGGAATTTCTAATCCATTATCTTTATCTGACCAGCCTTATAATTTTGATCAAATTCAAAATCGCAGATATGGTGGATTTGACACAGCTCCATATGAAATTTCAAAATTAGCTTTGGGTGAATTAAATGAACAAGTTGATATTGATCAAGGATTTACAAGCATACCAACTGAAAAAGAAATTTTAAACAAAAAAAATACCTTTATTGAAGGCGAAGGTAATCCGATTGATATTAATCCAGAAGGTTTTACCAGTGAAAGTCTTCTTGATTCAGCTTACGAAAAGGCTAATTCTGGTAGAACATCTGAACTAACTACTGCGGAACAGGCCGTATTGTTTGGACAACGTGGTCAACAGCTTAACCCAGCAGAGATGACGCAACTTGCTCAAGTATATCAGAACACTGGCAAGATTCCAATGACTAAAGAATTTCAAGATTCAATTATTAAATCTATGAGAAACCCTGAATCTATTTCTGAAACTATTGGTGGTAAGCGTAATACTAGGGGTGCTACAGATGCTGAAATAGAAGCTTACAAAAAAGCTAATCCAATTGGTCAAGACATTAATCCAAATTGGAAACCTTTTGAAGAACTAACGGGACCAGAGAAGTTTGGAAGAGGTGTACAGAACATTATTACATTTCTTATTAAAAACGCTACATCCGGTATTATTGACTTTGATAAAATGAATAAAAACTTTTCAGATAAATACCTTTCTGCTTATCAAGACCCCGGTCAAACTGGTGGACAATTTCTTTATGGAAGCGAAACTAACGATGACATTACTAATGACGAAAACTTTGATAGGCTTGTAGAACTTAGCGGTACGGAAAGAGGCGCTGAACCTATTTTAGAAGGAGTTATGGGTTCGGATGGTGAACTTGTAAGAGGGTACGATAGATATAAAAACACTATAGATGGTGTCGAAAAAGTTGTAGACGAAGGTCTACAAGACGATATAAATGTATGCCCACCGGGTTTTTATTATGATCGTGTAGTTGAATCATGTATGCCTATTGAATCACTTACTGATGATACAGAAGCTGGAGATGGCCCACCAAATACTATTAGGCCACGTCCACCAAGTACACCAAGACCGCCTACTACAAATCCAACACGTCCGCCCGTTTCTCAACCAATTTCAGGTGGCGTAACTATTCGTAAGCCTAAATTTTTTCGAGATGGCGGATCAGTAACACCTAATATTGATAGTTTCTTTAGCGGAATGGGAAGATAAAATGGCAAAACTAACGGCACGACAAGAAGCGACGATGAAAAAGCACAAGGTTCATCATACTGCAAAGCATATGAAGGACATGAGAAGCGCAATGGAATCTGGAAAGACTTTTACGCAGGCTCACATCATTGCAAAGAAAAAGCAAAAAGATAAAAAGTAATGGATAATCTTGGCAGTTTTTCGGAGTATCTAACTGACGAAGAGTTAGCCAAGGTTGCTCCAATGCTTGAGCGTTTAACTACGCTAGACAAACGTGCTCAAAAACAGAACGACTATATGAGCTTTGTAAAGCACGTTTGGCCTCAATTCATTGAAGGCAGACACCACAAGATTTACGCTGAAAAGCTACAAGCCGTTGCAGATGGTAAGTTAAAAAGATTAATTATTAACATGCCACCTCGTCATACAAAGTCTGAGTTTGCAAGTTATTTGTTTCCAACTTGGTTAATGGGCAGAAGACCTGACCTAAAAATTATTCAAGCAACGCACACGGCAGAACTTGCTGTTGGTTTTGGTCGTAAAATAAAAAACCTTATTGAGAGCGAAGACTTCAAGGATGTATTTCCTGAAGTTAGCTTGGCTGCTGATGCGAAGGCCAGCGGACGTTGGAGTACAAACAAAGGTGGCGAATACTACGCTGTTGGTGTTGGAGGTGCTTTGGCTGGTCGTGGTGCGGACTTGGCTATTATTGATGACCCTGTATCTGAGCAAGATGCTTTAAGTGCGACTGCTTTGGATAACATATACGAATGGTATACATCTGGCCCAAGACAACGTTTACAGCCCGGTGGCGCGATTATTATCGTTATGACACGTTGGTCTATTCGTGATTTGACTGCTAAGGTTTTAGCAAAACAAAGTGAAAAAGGTGCTGATAAGTGGGAGATTGTAGAGTTCCCTGCTATTATGCCATCTGGCGAATCATTATGGCCTGAATACTGGGCTTTAGAAGAACTAGAAGGCGTTAAGGCTTCTATTCCTGTTGCCAAATGGAATGCGCAGTACATGCAGAACCCTACTGCTGAAGAGGGTGCAATCATTAAACGTGAATGGTGGAAAGTCTGGGATAAGGACGATCCGCCTTCGTGTAGTTATATTATTCAAAGTTATGATACCGCGTTTAGTAAAAGCGACAGGGCTGACTATAGTGCTATAACAACATGGGGTATTTTTACCGATGAGCAGACGCACCAAGAGCATATTATATTATTGGATGCTGAACGTGGTCGCTGGGAGTTTCCAGAATTAAAAGCTGAAGCTTTGGAGTCATATAAGCTTTATGATCCTGATATGGTTTTGATAGAGCAGAAGGCAAGTGGTATGCCTTTAACACAAGAATTGCGTAGAATGGGAATTCCTGTTACTCCTTTTACACCGAGTCGTGGTGCGGACAAGTTTACAAGGATGCACGCCTGCGCTCCCGTATTTGAAAGCGGTATGGTATGGTGTCCAGAGACTAATTTCTCTGATGAAGTTATGGAAGAATGTGCAGCATTTCCAAATGGTGAACATGATGACTTGGCGGATTCGATGACTCAGGCTATACTACGATTTAGACAGGGTGGTTTTATTACCACTCCAAGTGATTATGATGATGAAGAAGAGGCGGCTTTTTTCCGTCAGAAACGTGAATATTATTAGGAGAATATTATGGGTTTAGAAGATTTAAAAGCAGCACTTTTAAAAAGAATGTCTGGCGGAAGACCTACTGATGATGAAGAGGATGCTGCATCTGAAGCCATGATGCAGCGTATATTAGGTGAATCTGGTAAAACCATTTCAAATGCTGACAGAGCTAGGGTAAAAACTATGTCAGGTGAATCTGGTAAAAATATGTCAGATGCTGATTTAATGAAAATGATACTGCGCGACAAAGCAAGAGCCGAATCTGGTAGAACTATGTCAGATAGAGACAAGGCACGACCATTTAAAAATGGCGGCAAGGTCATGGGTTATGAAGATGGCGGTCTTGTTACTAAGAAGAAAAATAAGCCCAAGATGGGTTGCGTAATGTCTGGCCGTGGCGGCTCATTTAAAGGAATTAGTTAATGGGTGATAAGAAAAAAACTTTTGTGGAATCTCAACCTGAAGGGTCTTTAAAGGGCACTATTTTTGATTACATTCCAGATGCTATGCAAATGAGTAATTATCTTAAACAGTTTATGTCTGAAAAAAATTCAGAACCAAAATCAGGTACTGGAAAAGCTGTAATGAAGGGCCGTGGCGGCTCATTTAAAGGAGTAAAATAATGCCTAATACACCAAAGAAATTTAAAGGTTTTTCTAAACTGCCAGAAGCAGTTCAACAGAAAATGGACCCTAATGCTGCTATGAAATATATGGAAGGCGGAGCTGTAAACAAGCCTAAAGCTTCTATGTATATGAATGGTGGTAAGGTTATGAATTACAATTACGGCGGCGAAGTTAATGCTCCTAGTTCAGAAGTGGGTGGTGTTATGTATGAAGGTTCTCCAAAGATTAAATCGGCTTCTACCAAAGGTGGTACAGGTTCAGGTAATTCTCGTGGTGGCGGTGCTGCTCTTGGTGGAACTAAATTTTCTGGGGTGAAGTGATGCCCAAAATAACTATAGACATTCATCTTCCCTACGATGATATGCCAGAATATGATATGCCAGAAGATGAGGTGCTAATCGTTGAAGACATTATTGATGAAGATGCTCCAGAAGAAATAGTCATTACTTGCCCAACTTGTGGTGCAGTAATGGCTGAAGACTTTGAAGAAGATTAATAGCATCATTATAACAGGAGCCTAAAATGGCAATTGAGCAAGGTATAGGCGCAGGTGGTATTACTGAAGAACCTATAGTCGAAGATAACACTCGTATGATGGAAATTCCTGAATTGCCTGTTAATCCGGGCATTACAGAATTTGACGATGGCAGTGCTGTTATTGGCGAATACGAAGAAGAGACAGAAGCTCTTGAAGAAATTGAATTTGATGGCAACTTAGCTGATATTATCGACGAAGATGAATTAAGTTTAATTTCTTCTAATCTTGTTGGATCAATTGAAGATGATTTGTCTGCGCGTCAAGATTGGGAAGACACTTACAAAAAGGGTCTTGAGTTTCTTGGCATGAAGACTGAAGAGCGTTCAGAGCCGTTTGAAGGTTCTTCTGGCGTTATTCACCCTTTACTTGCCGAAAGCGTTACACAATTCCAAGCACAAGCTTATCGTGAGCTTTTACCTGCTACTGGTCCTGTACGCTCGCAAGTTGTTGGCGCTCAAAACGAAATGCTTGTACGTCAAGCAGAGCGCGTAAAAGATTATATGAATTATATGATTACTTATGAAATGGAAGAATACGATCCTGAGTTAGACCAAATGTTGTTCTATCTTCCAGTGATTGGCTCCACATTCAAAAAAGTTTACAACGATCCACTAAAGCAACGTGCTGTTAGTAGTTTTGTTCACGCAGAAGATATGATTGTTCCTTATGGAGCAACTGATTTAAGTTCATCTCCTCGTATTACACACCGTTTAACTATGGATTCAAATGAAATTCGTAAGCTTCAGCTTGCTGGATTTTATCGTGACATTGATCTGCCTTCTGAATCTGGAGGTGGCGATTTATCTATGGGTCAAGTTGAGGAGTCTATTGATGACATTCAAGGCGTTCATCCATCAGGTCCATCAGACGAGCTTATACTGTACGAAGTTCATACGTCATTAGACATCGAAGGTTTTGAAGACCTTGGAGAAGATGAAGAGCCTACAGGTTTACGTTTGCCATATATTGTGACTATTCTTGAAGATTCAGGTGAAGTTCTTGCTGTTCGTAGAAACTATGATCCTATGGATCAAATGAAACGTGCAAAGCAATATTTCGTACATTATAAATTCCTTCCGGGATTGGGTTTCTATGGCTTAGGCTTAACGCATATGATTGGCGGTTTGGCACAAGCTTCTACTTCTATCCTGCGTCAGCTTATTGATGCAGGCACGCTCTCCAACTTACCAGCAGGTTTCAAAGCCCGTGGTGCTCGAATTCGTGATGAAGATTCACCCCTTCAACCGGGTGAATTCCGCGATATTGATGTTGTTGGGGGTACCCTGCAAGGCTCTTTGATGCCCCTCCCCTTTAAGGAGCCTTCAGGGACGCTATACAATTTGCTTGGAACACTTGTAGATGCTGGACGTAGGTTTGCATCAATGGCTGACATGAAGGTTGGCGAAATGAGTGGAGATACGCCAGTTGGTACAACTATGGCTATTATGGAGCGTGGCACTAAGGTTATGTCCGCAATCCACAAGCGCTTGCATTATTCTCAAAAAATTGAGTTTAAACTTCTTTCAAAGATTTTTGCCGAAAGCATACCTGCTTATCCTTATCAAGCTGACATGCAATCTGGTCCAGAAATATTTGCACAAGACTTTGATTCTCGTGTAGATGTTTTGCCTGTTTCCGATCCTAACATATTCTCAATGTCTCAGCGTATTGCGTTGGCACAAACAGAATTGCAATTGGTTCAGTCTAACCCGCAGATACATGGAGGACCACAAGGTCTATACACAGCGTATCGAAAAATGTACGAAGCTCTAGGTGTAACAAACATTGATGGAATATTGCCACCACCACCACCACCAGCTCCTCCTGTTAATCCTTCTAAGGAAAATCAAAACGCTTTGATGGGCGCTCCTTTACAGGCATTCCCAGAACAAGACCATGAGGCTCACATAGAGGCTCACATGGCTGTTATGTCCACTCCTGCAATGCAACTTAACCAGCAGGCTATTATGTCCTTACAGGGCCACATACAGGAGCACATAGGTCTATTGGCTGAAGCACAAGCGCAACAGGAAATTATGAGTCAAATTCCTCCAGAGCAGATGCAAATGATGCAGCAACAAGCTCAAATGATGCAACAGCAACAAGGACCACAAGGTCAAGCTCCTGATCCTATGGATCAATTCAAGCCACAGATAGATTCTTTAGCGGCTCAAATTATTGCTGACTTAACTGAAGAACTTGCGCAGGCTGTATCTGCACCTGAACAATCTGATCCTCTTGTAGATATTAGAAACCAAGAGCTACAAATAAAAGTTGCCGATCTGGAACGTAAAGAAAAAGAATTTGAAGCAAAGCAAGAATTTGATCGCGAAAAAGAACGAAATGATGTTCTTACAGCTCAACAAAGAATTGATGTTTCAGAAGCCGCTTTGGCTGACAAAACTAGAATAGCAGAAAACCGTATTAAAACACAGCGCGACATTGCAACGCTAAACGCAAATATGAAAGGACAGTAATATGTCATCATCAGTAAGAGATAAAATAATTACACAAATACGCGAAGCAAAGCGTACTCCTAAAGTTGTAAAAGAAACCGTAAAGGTTGAACCAATAAATGGAAAAGGTGGATTTGTATCCGATGACTCAATCGTCCCAGAAAAAGAAATTAGAGTTGAAAGCCCAATCAAAGCTAAAACCAAAAAAAGCTCTGTTAAAAAATCAAACAAAAAGTCTAAGTAAATTTAGCAAAATAGCAAGACCCCAGAGGTTCCAAGGTATTTTCTGATTATCTGGTAATTATACTTGTGTTTCCCGCATAGTCTTATACTATATGTGGTATGGATGCACTACATTTAGCAGAATTTTTATTTAAAAGCATTCGTGAGCGCGATGCTCGTCTTAAAGACAAGCTTGCGGACAGTTCGATACAAACCTTCGAGGAGTATCGGTATATAGTAGGCCAAATACGTGGCATGGCCTACGTTGAAGAAGAACTTCAAGCCGCGATGAAAGGTATAGAGTACGCGGATGACTAAAAAGTTATTTGTGCCAGAATACGTTGCAAAAGCAGCGCAAAAGGCAATTAAGGGAGCATCAGAGCTTCCACAACCAATAGAAAACGCATTTGGCAAAGCTGCCAAGAGTAAAAATACAGATGATCCTTCAGAAATGGAACAATCATCTTTAGAGCGACTGCCGCAGCCTACAGGCTACCGAGTTCTCATAATTCCTTACTATCCTAGCGAAAAGACAAAGGGCGGACTTATTGTTCCTGACGCTGTTCGTGAACGTGAATCTTTTGCTACTGTAGCCGCTTACGTTGTCAAACTAGGCCCAGATGCCTACAGTGACCCCCAGAAATTCCCAAGTGGTGCGTGGTGTAATGAGAAAGATTGGGTTCTTATAGGAAGATATAGTGGAAATAGGTTCAAAGTGGAAGGACTTGAGGTTCGTATTATAAATGACGACAATATTATCTCAACAATCCTTGACCCCAAGGATATTTCTTATGTATAAGTTAATAGAGAACAAGGAAAACGGTTATGTCTGAAGAAATTCGTGAAGACGATGACTTTGAAGCCAATACATCTGTTGAGGTCGAAGATGACCAAGACGAAGATATTGATGAATCTTCTGAAGAAGAAGAAAGCCGAACAAAAGTTCGTAAAAAATCTGGTGGCGACGATGAGCTAGAAAATTATAGTGAATCAGTTCAACGCAGAATTAATCAATTAACAGCAAAACGTAAGCAGGCTTCTGAAGAAGCTCAAGCCGCGTACCAATATGCTGAAAC